TCAGTAATATCTCCACCACCAGTTGTACCAGCTGCGTTCTGGTTTGAGAAATCTTGTTGTGATTCGTCAGCAAGTGCCTCTTTACCAGTTTGTGAACTAAATCTTGAACGCATTGCAAAGATAAGTCCTGTTGGCCCTGTCATAGGTTGAACACCACAAATATCATATGCGATCAGATTTGGCATGGAACGTCTAACAAGTGAGATCAAAATCGGATCCCAATTATCTATTGATGTTCCTGTTGAGTTAGTTGGTGCGGCTTCTGAAAGAAATGCTCTGTCTTCTTTAAGTGCCTTTTCTTGGTTTTCAAGAATTAAAGTAGTAACTGCCCTTTTATATGAATCCTCGATTTTTGGTAAATCTGGGTGTGCAAGGACTGGCGACCACTTCTCTTGTAGATGTTCTGTTTGAAACATTAGTCTCTCCTTCTATATTTTATCTACTATTTATAAATTTAATTAATTGCACTACTTGTTACCATATTTTCCCAATGCAGTCATATATGCCTTCATTGAGTCTGTTGTATCAATGTCCTGTGCAGTACCAGTTTCCACATCATCAACTGTTTGAGTCTCAACTGGTTTTGATTTAGGGAAGTAGGATTCTTTTAAAGTATCTAACTTTTCTCTGAAAGATTCTTCAGTTGTGAACTCTACGTCATCAGTTAATGACTTAAACTTTTCAATTTCTGTATCAGCCAAGTCTGAAGTTGATTCAGATATGACTTGTTCCCTTATTAGAGATGAAGCCTTGTTATTTAATGTAACAATCTTTTCCATTGACTCATTGAGTTTGTTCTCTAGTTCGGTAATTTTGTCTGATTGTGCTTCTAACACATCATATTTTTCATCTGGAATATCTACATAATGATCTTCAAATAGTTGCTTCAACCCAGAAATGAAATCTTCTGCAATCTCACCTTTAAGGCCTCTTTCAATTGCGAGTTCATTTTCCTTCATCCATTCTTCAACCACATAGTTCAGATAGTTATCCACTTTTTCTGTTAACTCTGTCTTAGTTGATTTTATTGATTCATCTAATTCTGTTTTATATTCGTCTTCAAGTCTTGTAACTTCGTCACGAACTTTAGATTTTACTGCAGCCTCAAATACTGTTGCAGCCTTTCTCTTAAATTCTTCTGAGAGGTCACCTTCTCCATTCATAAGTGCATCAACGTGCTCTTTAACGTCAATTTCTTTTACTCTCTTTTCGATAGCCTCAGACTTTGTTTTGTCTTTTTCTTCTTTTTTGTCATGCATACCTTCTTTAGGCTCCATGGCATCTTTCATACCTTGAAACATAGCCATAAGATTTTCTTTCTTTTGACCTTTCATCATTTCGTACATAGCATTGACCATCTCGTCTTTTTTCATTTTCATCATTTCTTTCTTCATCATCTCATGTGACATTTCATGTTCCATTTCAGAAAGATTTTCTTCACCTTCTGGTTCATAACCAGCTGCGAGAGATTTATTTTTCCCTGCCTCTTTTGCCTTATCCATTGCATCTGGTTTACCTTCACTCTTTTGTGCTGGGTCACCAGAAATTTCTTTAGCTGCAGAAGCGACTTTTTTTGCTGGAGCATCACCTTGAGTTGGTGAAACTACGGCCGCACCTGTATCCTGTTTAGGTGCATCTTCTGGATTTGATTTTGCATCTCCAGACTTCTCAGCTGGAACAGCAGATTTCTTAGGAGCATCAGCACCATTGGCTTCTTCAAGTTCCGATAACACTTCTGCTTCTAATTCCTCAATGGTTTTTTCTAATTCTGTATTAGCCATGGGACTTTTCTCCTTATTTTTTCTTTACATTTATTTATAAATTATAACATTTTGAGGAATGATGCAAGTTCTAAAGCGTCCTCATTCGCTTGTCTTTTCCGAACTCTTGTATTTATTCTCTCTCTCATTCTTATTAATTCTGATTCTACGAGTGTTCCATTATCCCAAATCCACTCTTTTCCTTCCATAATACCTTCTACAAAAGCATTTGGAGCGGAGGGGTCAGCAACTATATCAGCTGCAGTTGCAAGGTAGAAATCATCTCTAACATAATTAGCTCCATTTTTCTGGTCTAAACTACCCATACCTCTTGAAGATACACCTAATTTTGCACCTTCGTCCATAAGATTTTTTACTATATTACCCATAGGTGTTGATAATATTTTTGCCTCACCTATAAAGTTTTTACCATCTGGATATAATCCAGTAATCATATGAGATGCTCTCTCAAGATTTACTGTTGGGCCGTCTGGGTGTCCAAGTTCACCAAAAGCTCTTTTCTCATTAATATATTGTTTATTATATCTTTTAACTTCTTTCTGAAGTATTTCCATAGGATAAACACGACCATTACGATTTTTGATATCAGCTTGCATAAAGATACCTTTTATCTTATAGTCTTTTTTACCATTCTCTTTTTCTTCTGTAATATACTGTACATTTTGCACTTCTTCAGATATCAATTTAACTGTTGTCATTGTTTACTCCTATACTGGATTTGCTTGTGTAACTACTTCAACATGAACTGCACCATCACTACCAGCAGTTTCATTGATTACTGATATGAAATAGTTTTCTTCAGCTGCATTTAATAATACACCACTACCAGCATTTAAACTATCTGAGTCTGTTCCGTCTAAATGTATTAAATCACCAGCATCTGAACCATCTGAATCTGTTCCATCTAATGCAACTCTTGCTCCTGTGTCACCCCCAACTATCGGTGACCTATTTCCTTCTGGTACTACTGTTATTGTATTATTTGCTCTTAAATATAATCCGTTACTTGATGTAACTGTTGTCCTTTGGTCTATACTTGTTACCTTTATAAAAACATCTTGTCCACCAAACTCATTTAATCTAAATGCGTTTCCATTTCCCAGTTTTCCTAATGCCAGTCCAGCCGCAGTATCATCTGCAAGGTCACTTGTTGCTATCGTGCCAACGTGTCTAATTAATTTTAAAGCCATTTTTCTGTTCCTATATTGTTAACAATTCTTTTTCAAAATAACCTATAAGTTCTTTTTCTGGAACTCTATATTTTTTTGAAACCATTGCAATAGTTTTGTCAAAAGTATTTAGGAAATCTGAAGGTTTAGTATCCATTTTTTTAAAAATATCATCAACAGCATCTTTCATTTTTGGAGAAAGTTTTTTATATTCTTTAGATTTTTTATGTTCATCTTTTTCTACAACTGGTGTATAAAAAGAACTAAACTTTTTCCTCATTGTCTTCTACCTTTTTAGTTTTGACGAAACTATTTGCAACTTCTATTCTTTTTGCTTCCAATGAGTGTCCTATTCTATCACTCATTTCTTTTTTAAAAGCTTGTTCTGCTTCTAAATTATCACCTTTTTGTAATGCGTTTACAAAATCTTCACTACTCATTATTTGTTCTCCTTTTCTGGTGGTTCTACACCTTGATATTTTGATAAATCATCTGCTGGTATTGGTTCACCATCAATAGATGGGTATCTTGTAACACCATCTGTATCAGATGGAACAGTAACACCACCATCTTCTGGGTCAAGACCAGCTTCTTTATTAATTTGTCTCTGCATTTCTTCTATTTCTGCATCTGTCATATTTAGTACATTTTTCTGTACCCACTCTTTACTATAAAATGTTCCAATATAATTTTCGATACTACCCAATGCATTTATTCTATCTTCTAATAATTCTGCTTTTTTGAGTTCTGCAAAGTGTCCATCTTGTAAGAAATCATATTGAATATGTTCTTTCATTTGTGACCAATCTTCAAGAGTTACAATACCTTTTAATACTAATTGTGTTTTAAGAATATCTGTAAATAAAGCTGTAAATCTTTTTCTTAGTCTTTGTACAAACTTAGTAAATTTAAGTTCATCTCTTGTAATCTCTGTAGAACGACCAAGACTAAATCCCTGTTCAGCCTCCATTCTTGAAATAGGGACATTTAATGACCTATATAATTTTCTTTGAAAGTATGTGATATCATCAATCTCACCAAGATTAGAGCCTCCAGGCAATGTAGTAATCTCTGTTCCTCGACCACCTTCTCTTCTTGGTAGCCAAAAATCTTCTAACATTGACATATGATTTCTATCATCTCGTATCTCACCAGTAGATGCATCATATACCAGTTTGTTACGATATCTATTCATAACATCTTTT